GCCCTAGACGGTATTACTGCTGTTGTAGGAGAATTAAATGCTCTTGATCTTGGAAGTGTTGCTGTAGGTACTGCTGTAGCTTCTAAAGCTGTTATACTTGACTCTAGTAAAGACTACACAGGTATTCGTAACTTAACAATATCAGGTGAGATTGATGCAGCTACTGGTGACTTTAGTGGTGTTGTAGATGTTGCTGGTGCACTAACTACTGCTGCAATAACTGCTAGTGGTATTATTAAAACAGATGACTCTACTGCAGCTACAAGTACAACAGATGGCTCCTTACAAACTGATGGTGGTTTATCTGTAGTTTTAGATGCTGTTATTGGTGATGACTTGCTTATGCTAAGTGATGCATCTGTAATACATTTTGGTGCTGACAGTGATATTACTCTTACACACAATGCTGATGTTGGACTAGCACTAAAACACACTGCTACTGCAGATGACAAACCTATCGTACTTACCTTGCAAACAGGTGAGACTGATATGGCAGCTAACGATGTTATTGGTAAACTTGCTTTCCAAGCCCCTGATGAGGGTACAGGAACAGATGCTATACTTGTAGCTGCTGCTGTACAAGCTGTTGCTGAAGGTAACTTTAGTTCTTCTAACAATGCTACACGATTAGAGTTTCATACAGGTGCAAGTGAATTAGCTGCAGTAAAAATGACACTAAACTCTACTGGTGCAGTTAAGCCAGTTACATACCAAGAGACATATGTATCTCTTACTGCTGCAGGTACGGTTGATTTAGACTTACTTTCAGCTAATCACTTTGCTGTTACGATGGATGAAAACACTACATTTACATTTAGTGATCCACCTGCTAGTGGAACTTCATTTGCCTTTACTCTTATAGTAACTCAACACAGCACTGCTGTTACATTAACTTGGCCTAACACTGTAGATTGGGCGGGGGGTTCTGCACCCGATGCTGCTGGTGATGATGAAGTACAGGCATATGGCTTTATAACTAGGGATGGTGGCACTACTTATTATGGCTTCCTTGGGGGAACAGCCATTGGTTAATTCCTTTAATAAAGTCTTTTTAGGTGCTGCTGGAACCAGTGGCGAAGGTCCACCAGAAGATGAGTTTAACCGTGTTAGTTTTCTCAGTCACTTTGAGGGTGCAAACAACGGCGTGAACAATGCTTTTGACGATGGCTCTACATCTAACCACACAATCTCTGCCAACGGCAATGTAACTCAGGGTAGCTTTGCGCCATTTGTTAGACCTGCCGGACATTTTAGTCAAAGAAACCACGCATCTGCTGGGGGTACTACTAATCAAACGAGTTGGGTAGAAGCCCCCGACAGTGCCGACTTTGACCTATTAGTGACTGGCGATTTTACTATAGAGTTTTGGGTTAATTTTCTTAAAACAGAAGCCACTATAATTATGGGGCAAAGTGAGGGTGGTGGTGGTACACCTAAATGGGCGCTAACCTTAGACCAAGCTATTGCTGATAATATTGCTTGGCACTTAGGAGGAGGAGGTAATCTTGGTGTTCCGTTTGCGCCGGATAAAAACCGTTGGTATTATATTGCATTAACAAGAGACGGTAATAACTACAGATTTTATGCAGATGGCGCACAACTAGGTAGTACAATATCAAGTTCAGCCCGATCATCAGCCTCTGCCTCTCCTTTACAAATTGGTGCTGGCGAAAGCTACCTTGGTCTGGAAGGTCACATTTCTAATCTTCGGTTTGTAAAAGGTACGGCACTATACACAGGAAGTACTCACTCTGTACCAACGGGTCCAACAACGAAAGTTTCCAACACTGTTTTGCTTTGTTGCCAAGACAATCGTTTTCTTGATAATTCTGATTCAGGACATGTGTTGACCACAAACAAACTTACTTTACCAGACTTTGCCGAGGTCTCATCATTTGGCCCATTCCTGACCAGCAGTGTGTATGACCCTGCGGTAAACGGGGCGAGTGCATACTTTGATGGTGCTGGGGATTATCTTCAAGCTGCCAATAGTGCTGATTTTGATCTTGGCACAGGCAATTTCACGTGGGAGTGTCAAGCATATATTAATGATACAACAAGAACGCAGTGGTTCTTCTCTGTATTTAATACAAGCAGTGGTCAAAATGCATGGGGTCTGAGGCTAGAAGCTAATGGTACTCTTAATGCTTATTTTTCTGGCGATGGCGGCGAAAGCCCAACGGTTGTTGGAGTGGCTAAAGCAAATTCTGGATTAACAGAAAATGCGTGGCATCACATTGCGGTTGTTAAAAATGGAACGGGCAATAACAACATAAAAGTATATGTTGATGGTGTTTCTAAAGTCACAGGAACTTTCGGGGCAATATTTGATACAAACTTGCCGTTTCTTGTGGGTAGGCAAGGAAATAGTAGTTATACTCAGTATTTTCTAGGATACATTTCAGACGTGAGAATAATAAAAGGTACAGCAGTTTATACAGGCAACTTCACCCCACCAACAGCACCACTCTCAGCAATAACCAACACAAAAATGTTATTAAACATGGCAGATGGTCAGGCGATTGATAGTGCTGCCCAGACTAATCTAACGCTGTATGGCAATGCCAACACTAGCACAGATCAAGCTAAGTTTGGTAATACGTCCCTGCACTTAGATGGCACTGGTGATTTTGTAAACGTATTCTCAGGCTCACCCGGACACATAAAGCAACTATATAATTGGACAATAGAACAGTGGCTATATCCTACACGAGGTTACGCTGCTAATGGTCAACAGTTTGATAGGATTTGGGGTAATGGTGAGACTCTTAGCTCATCTGTGCACCTGCATTTTGATGATACTACTGCCCCTAAAATTGTTTTACGTCTTAATGACAATGTTATATGGACCTCAAGTGTTTCAATCAGTTTAAATGCTTGGACACATGTAGCCGCAGTTTGTGATGCTAATGGTACAAGATTGTATATTGCTGGTACGGAAAGAGCTACCACTAGCACTATTGTTAATCTTATAGATAAAAATTTTAATATTGGCACTAGCATTACTTCTAATGGGTTTTTTCAAGGTTTTATGGATGATTTTAGAATCAGTGAATTTGCCCGTTACACCAGTAATTTTACAGCACCAGACGCACCATTTGCAGATAAAGGACAATAGACATGATTATAGCAAAACTAAATGGTAGTACTATAGGAGATATTGCAGATCACAAGTCTATGTTTCCTGCTCAATCTTTTCCTAAAGCTGGGCCTAATGCAGCATGGTTAAGTGCTAACTCCTGTGCAGAAGTAGTAAAATACTTAGCGTGGAATAGGGCTACACAGAAGAATGAATCTGTAACACCATACTTATCAGATGGTAAAGTTTATACCAGACGTGTAACTGATATGAGCAATGATGAAAAAGCTGCGGTAGTTACTGCTGCTAATGCTGCAATAGCTGTACGTAACAGAACAGAACGTGATAGACGGTTAGCTGCATGTGATTGGGTTGTAACTAAAGCACTAGAAGCTGGTGGTTCTGTACCCTCTGCATGGATTACTTACCGTACAGCACTACGTAACATTACTGCCCATTCTAACTGGCCTGACATTAACTACCCTGACATGGAGGGTAACAATAGTGATTGGCCTACGGAGCCTAGCTAATGGATATCAACTGGACAGTAGTAACAATAGCAGGGGCATTACTAGCCCAAGGTGCTGCTGTTGTCTGGGCAGTATCAGGAATGGTGTCTGACATACAATACAACAGAGCTGAGATAGCTGACATAGAAGCTAGTACAGCAAGACTAGCTGATGACATACATGAGAATGACGTAACCATTGCACGTATTGATGCCAATGTAGAAGCAATAAAGAATGCCATGCACTCCATAGTCGCACAGAGATAAACAAATGATTGATCCCCTAACAGCATTTGCTGCAGCTAACGCAGCTTTCAAGGGGGTCAAGATGCTCGTTGGTGCTGGCAGAGAGATACAAGATGTATCACAGCAACTAGGGGCATGGTACGGTGCAGTAGCTGACATTACTAGGGCTGAGTCACAACGTAAGAACCCTACATGGTTAGACAAGCAGACACACGGTACTGACAACATTGAACAAGAAGCAATGGACCTTGTTGTTCGTAAGAAGACACTGCTTGAAAAAGAAAAAGAAATAAAGTTCATGCTTAACATGAGGTTTGGCCCCGCTACATACGATGATATGTTACAGATGCGTAGACAGATACGCAAAGAACGGGAAGAAACTGTGTACGCTGCAATGGAAGCCAAACGACAGATACAAAACAATATGGCTATAGGCGGTTTGTCTTTAGGTATTTTTGCAGTTCTAGGTGGAGGCGTCTACTTAGTAATATTAGGGGTAAGTTAATGATTAATCTTTTTGTATTGCCCTTAGTACTAGCAGGATTTTTAACTAACCCAGAATACGTTACTTGTAGTTTAGCTAAAAGAACTAAGATACAAGGAGAAATGGTTTGCATCTACCGTGGACCTAATGGTACAATAGGGTATCACTACCCTATGTTTAAGTTTAATGAATGCCCTAAAACTTATCAATGTAGGTACACACCCAACGCTAAGAAA